GCCCCGTATCATCGCTATCGAACCGACTGCAATGCAGTATATGCAGCAGGCGATTCATGAGATGATGCAGGAGACGTTCCGTCGGGTTGACAACCCTAGGAACTTCATCTGCTACGATTCCCAGCTCCCTAACCAGGAGATGGCTCGTGTTGGCTCCCTCACAGGGGAGTACGCTACGCTCGATTTGAGTGAAGCGTCAGATCGTGTCTCGAATGAGCATGTACGGGCCCTGTTAAAGCCGTATCGCAACCTCTTTGAGGCTGTTGATTCGACCAGGTCCCGGAAGGCTCACATCCTTGATGAGAACTTGGGGTTTAACAAAACCTTGCGTCTCGCCAAGTTTGCGTCAATGGGTTCGGCTCTCTGTTTCCCTATGGAGGCCCTCGTCTTTACGACGGTGGTCTTTGTTGGGATTCAGCGGAGTCTAGGACGCCAGTTTACCATGGACGACTATAAGTCGTACTATGGTAGGGTGCGTGTGTACGGCGACGATATTATCGTCCCCGTACAACATGCCTCATCTGTTGTAGAAGCTCTTGAAGCTTTTGGCTTCAAGGTCAACAAGGCTAAGTCTTTCTGGACTGGAAAGTTCAGAGAGTCTTGCGGCGCTGACTACTACGGAGGCTACGATGTTTCCATCGTTCGCGTTCGTAGTATGCTTCCTGTCAGCAGACAGGACACAGAAGCACTGATTTCCACAGTCTCACTTCGGAATCACCTTGCTTCGCAAGGTTATTCCTCATCGGTAGATTGGCTTGACGGCTACATCAGTAGCCTCATTCCATTCCCGAAGGTGGGTGCTGGGTCACCAGTGCTTGGTAGGGTCGATCCCGACGGCATCTATGATGTCGACGAGTTTGATCCTCACCTGCATATTCCTCTTGTCAAGGGTATGCTTGTGAGAGTGGTCCTCCCGGCAAATGAAGCCGAGGGGTATGCCGCGCTACTCAAGTTCTTCCTCAAGCGTGGATCTGATCCAATCGCTGAGAAGAAGCACTTGCTGCGCTCTGGACGGCCCGTATCCGTCAGCACGAAATACGGACGTGGTCCCTCTCATGGTTTCGTTGCCATGGGACAGGGCCACGGTGGTGCCCCGTTCTATGAACGGGGTAGTCGGTATTAATCCGACTCGTGGGGGTTGATGCAACGCATCTTCCCTGTGGGAGGTGCACAGCATTGCTGTG